CTTCGTCCAAATCTGGGATGTAACTAGTACATGTAAGTTTGTCAAGCGACATCTTACCAAGAGGAAGAGTTTCTATAAAGAGGCTGCGTATCCTTTTACTATAGAAAAGGTTGAATGGCAATGAGAATTTTAACATTAGATAACATGTCTTTTGACATGACGGAGATACCCGATGAAGTAGAGGACATGAGGTTTTGCGTATTAGACAATAGCGACCCCAAGGAACCTGATTACTTTTACATACCACTAATATTTTTAGAGAGCTTTAATAGTCCCGCACTGGTATTACGCATAGGCCCACACACAATCAAGATGCCAGTGGATTGGCAAATCTTAATTGGTGAAAAGGACATGGGTGACTTGGAAGTGGTACCCTTTACCAGCATCAATGATAGAGGCTTTAGTGCATTCTGTTTTAATCCCCTGTCAAGTTTCAGACCCGAATTTTATCCAATTGAAATCATAGACATCTATCAAGACGTCAAATGGTATTTCCCTAAACTCAAACCTGGACAGATGCTGGCCATACCCTTAGAAGGCAATGTTGAAAAGAGTTTATGTGTCTACTGCGTAAAAGAAATCAGCAGGACCAGTGAGGTCGTAGATTTCAGTAAGGCCTGGTAATGCCCATATATGAAAGTCCAGACGGTGGTCAAACTGTGTATGTGAGAGATGAGGGCACCGTTGACCGATCCTTGCACGTGGAGAGCGAAAAGAAACGCAGCCTACGCGACGACATACAGGAAAGTCAACTCTGGGGCAACATACGCCGGCGTGCAAAAACCCATCCCGGCTTGCAGGATGAATTAGATCGTGTTATAATGTTCTATCTACTATTGGAACAAAATGTCAGATAAACTAAACATACAGACTGAAATGCGAGCGTTTGATCTCAAGGATCGTGACTTTCATGACAGCTTGACTGAAGAAGAAGTCAAAAAGTTCAGTCCCTATCTCATGCTGCGCTATGGCGCCAGTGTGGAGGGCAGCGCAGAGATGCAGGCATGGTATTTGATGGCCACAAACGAGCGTGTGAATGTGAACTTCTTTGATGTCAGCACTACCAAGCACAAAAAACTACAGTGGTTGATGTGTACTGCTGCTAGTCCGGGCATGGGTGTCAAGCGTCACTACTGGTTGGCAACTAAAAAAGACAAATCGGTTAACAGCAAGACTGTTAAATTCCTAGCCACCTTGTATCCTGAAATGAAAACCGATGAACTTGAACTCCTCGCCAGCATCAACAGCCCTGCAGATATTAAAGATTTGGCACGACAACATGGATGGACTGACAAGCGAATCAAAGACGAGCTATAAATGCCGTTATTGCAGTCGAGAGTACAGCAAGGAAAGTACCCTGGCTGCGCATCTCTGCGAGAGCAAACGTCGCTGGCAGCAAGAAAAAGAAGTAGGTGTGCAACTAGGTCTCATGAGCTACTTGCGCTTCTATGAAATCACACAAGGGTCAGCTAAACTAAAAAGCTACAGCGACTTTGTTACCAGTCCCTACTACTTGGCCTTTGTGAAATTTGGTAGACACCTAGTGGGCATACGTGCAGTAAACCCTGCCAACTTCACTGACTGGTTATTAAAGAACAACAAGAAACTAGACCACTGGTGCAAAGATAGTTTATACACCGAGTGGCTGCTGGAATATATAAAACGTGAGTCAGTGCAGGATGCACTGGAACGAGCCATCAAGGAGATGCAAGATTATGCAGATACTCATCCAGAACTTAAGAACGGTTTTAACGATTATTTTAGGTACGGCAATGTCAATCGCATTGTACATCATATATCAACAGGACGTATTAGCCCTTGGATTGTCTATGGTTGTGATAGCGGAGTTGCGCTACTTGATAGTCTCCGCGAGGATCAAGTCCAATTGATCTTGCCCTGGATCACGCCCGAGTTTTGGCAGCAACGGCTACGTGACTACATGGCCGATGCCGAGTGGGTGCGACACATATTGACTGAGGCTGGCTTATGATCATGGTTCAACTTAGGCCCCGTGGCGATCGAAAATTAATAACCGGCTTGGGCATTGAACTGAGTGCATGGTGCAAAGCGCAGGGTCTAATACGCGAGCAAGATTATGATTGGGCCTTTAATCAAGATGAACTGCATTTTAGATTCCACGGTGACAGTGAATCCTATGCCACATTGTTTACCTTACGCTGGGCAGAACACCTATGAAGTTTCAATCGGACATTGACATTGACTTTGGTAATCGAGATGCTGCACTACAACTGGTACAGCATACTCCAGCCAGCATTGTGCGTGATGGCGAATTGGTACGACATAACACTGGCATATATGTAACAGATGTGCCCGTTGATCCTGATACTGGGCAATGCGCATTGGACTATCAAGCAGCAGAAGCTCGAGGGTATGTCAAATTGGACTTGCTGAATGTTTCGTTATATACACAGATAAAGAGCGAAGAGCATCTTGCACACATGATGCAGGAACCCTTGTGGGATCTGCTGCGGGAAGAACAATTTGTCAGCCAATTGATACATATTGGTAGTCACTACAGTACACTGGCTAAGATGCCAGAACCAGTGGATAGTATACCCAGGCTGGCCATGTTCTTAGCAGTTATTCGTCCTGCCAAGCGGCATTTGATTGGTCGCCCATGGCGCGAAGTTGCTGCTAGTATTTGGGAACGTCCCACAGATGACAGCTATTACTTTAAAAAGGCGCATGCGGTCAGTTACGCACAGCTGGTAGTGGTTAATATGAATTTAATCTGCGAACGAATCAGTTACGGTTACAGTTAACCAATTTTGCGGATCAGGGTGATCGATCTGCGTTTGCTGCGTTTAGCAGCTATTTCTTTTAGGCTCACATACGGGCCACACTGGATTTTTACGTCTTTGCTGTTCATGGTTTTAAGACATCCACGGAATTCAGTCCAATCTTCTTTTAAAAACACGTTAATTGGGATGAGCCTATTGCTTTCCCACCACCACTGATCTCCTAGATCAATATAGCGTTTCTTCTGCTCGTCTGTTTTAAGACTGCCAAAATCATATATGGTGGTGATGAAATCATCTACGTTTTGCACAATACCTATATAATCACTGCCCCCGTATGTGAGATAGGTTATAAATGGGTACTGGTCTAGTAGGGTTTTAAGTTCGGCTTCTTGCACAATCAAATGGATAAATAGGTTATAATGATTTCAATCCAAACTTATTTATATAACCAAACGGTGGACGTTCAAATTTTGGACTCAGGAATCTTTGCTGTGAGGAACAGAGCTGTGTATGTACGCCCTATAAAACTATACCAAGGGATTGATAATCCTGTGGTAGTAAAAATTAAAAATCAAGATCAAAAGGCCATGGATCTCACTGGATTTGCAGTAGAAGCAGCTATCCAAGATCCCATAAATGCAACTACAATGGAGTCATATGCGCTAGCATGGCGAGACATCACACAAGGCTATGGTAATTTTGTAATACCGCGGGCCACCATGGATTTGCTGGATCAAAGATTTTATAAAATCACATTCAAGATAATCAACTTAGAAGCCAATACCGAGCGTCCCATGTACACAGATGACAACTACGGGGTACCCTTAGATGTAGAGGTGCTGCCAGCATATTATTCAACTTCAGCTATGGTAAACAACAACTTAACAGAATACACAATTGACGCAGGAGCGATAGAATGACCGCACAAGTACTAGTACAACAAGTTTTACTCAAGCGCGGTAATACACAAGTAGCATCCGCCTACACAGGCCCTGTAGGCGAGGTAGTCATTGACACTGATTTACATTCATTGCGTGTACAAGATGCCACTACTCGCGGTGGTCACATCATTGCCACAACCGAAGCAATACCAGTGCTGGTAACTGATTTCTTAGCCAACCTAGAGCCTAGACTAACAGCCAACATACGCAGCAATGTTGCCGGCCTGCTTGGAAACATTACTTTTAACGGCAGTACTATCAGTTCAACATATGGTCTATTAGACATAGTTGATAATACCATGACCATGATTGGATCTGGCCCAACTGATGGTGCAGGTATAGTGCTTAATTGGCCGGCCAATCCCAGTTCGATCCAGTTCGTAACATTACGACCTGATAATCAAGGGTATCCCAACTATTGGTCTTTTGACACATATGGTGACTTGATACTGCCAGTGGGTGGCGACATCTTAGACAGCGATGGTAATAGTGTGCTGGGTGGGGCCAGTGATAGATTAACCAGTAACGGTAATCAAGTGGTGCTGGGATCGGATGGTTTCTTGACCCTGCCCGGAGGCGCGATCATCGTCAACAATGGTAATGCTCTAGCTATCCAACCCCAAAATGGTACTGGCGCACTAGTACAAATCTCTGCCGGCAGCAACGACACTGATATTGGTGGAGACCTAAGATTATATGCAGGTATGGGTGCCGACCCTGGCATGTATGGTAGTGTTGATATCTTAGGTCATAATACTGTCATTAGGACTGAACAAGGAAGATGGACTTTTGGCGCAGATGGTACACTGACACTGCCCAACGGCGGTAGTATCGTTCTTCAAGACGTAGAAGGAGTCAATTTGGTGGCACCCTCATCCACTAATCCTAACAGCTATATGGCAATGACCTATGCTAATACCAATTGGATATGGGTTGACGGTGGTGGTGCTTATATACAAAACAGTAACGGAACTTGGACGTTCAACCAGAGCGGAACCTTTCGTGCTGCCTCGTTGTTCCCGAGATCATTTACCGCAGTATTAGATACTGCACATTGCGCATCGGATCCGGCGCTCGCACTGACAAACGATCCTTGGTACTATGATGTGCGGTTTGTTTCCAATCCCGACGGCACAGTAGAAACTCAAATTGACGGTAATGTGGTATGGCCCTTGGGATGGCAACCAAATTATCCTACCAACAGTACATTTGATTTTACTGAATCGGATCACGGCATACCTGGATATACCTTATCGATTACAGTGACTGAGGTAAGCGCGGGGCCTGCAGGCTGGGCATTAAATATTACCTACAGCCCGTCACCAGAGTATCCTGCAACTGTTGAATCTGCTGGCGCTATCAAACTCACTGCCAATACCAGCAGCTGGATATTTGGTGCAGATGGTGGCTTAACAGTACCAGCAACTTCCACCATAAACATATCCGGTAGCAGTGGTGGATTTTTTGCAACCGACGACACTGATTTCAATGTAGACCTTAATGGGAAACATTGGAGTTTTGATGCTGGTAGCGGACAAACATACTTGCCATTTGGACTTACTGTTGCTGGAGATATTTCCAACAGTGAAGATTTGGTATTAAAAGCTGGTCAAGAAACTTGGCTATTTGGCACCAATGGTATATTAACATTACCATTTGGTAGCACTATCAATGATACACCGTTAGCCCCAGGTGCCCAAGACAATGGCCAGGCTGTTGAGATCAAACCAGGCCGCGTCAGCCATAATAATCAACTGTTAAGAATATATCCCACAGCTCCTAATCCAGACGGCAATCACCTACACTTAACTTCAGGTGATCTCAGAGACACTGATTTGTTCTTGGGCGATGACAATCAATTTGTACAAATTGCTGTTGACGGTAAAGTTTGTATTGGTACTTATGGTACTGAAGGACATTTCTGGCAGTTTGGTACAGATGGCTTGCTAACATTACCAGGTAGTATCTACGCTCGAGAAGGCAACGACATAAACGTTGTTGTGTATAATCCTACAGTTGAAGGTACACCTGGCGGAGTTACATTCAGCGTACAAAACCGTGATGTAGCGTCTGGCCACAAGACCACACAGTTTGATGTAGGTCCTGCTGATATTGTATTGACCACTGACTTTAGTGGTACTAAGAATGAATGGACATTTGGCACAGATGGTATCTTGGCATTGCCCAACGCCACGGGTTTTGCCAACAGCGAGATTTATACTACTAACGGTGGATACCAAACAATATTTGAAACATTCAGCACCAACCTCCGAGGCACAGGACAGAAACTCACACTGGACTATGATGATGCCGCAGTAAAAATACAATCACAGGCTGGCACAGAATGGAAGTTTGATCAGTATGGTAACCTAACACTACCCGCAGGCGGTGATATCCTGGACAGCACAGGCACGAGTGTGCTAGGTGCTGGTGGTGGCGCAACTGGCGCAACTGGTGAAATGGGACCAACTGGACCAACTGGTGAAATGGGACCAACTGGAGATGTAGGACCCACTGGACCAAGCGGTGCTAATGGCAATTATGGTGGTGATGGCATGTATGGCGGCGATGGGCAACCCGGCCCAACAGGAGATGTAGGACCCACAGGAGATGTAGGACCCACAGGAGATGTAGGACCCACAGGAGATGTAGGACCCACAGGTGCGGCAGGCCTAGGTGCCACTGGCCCAACAGGTGCCACCGGTCCAACGGGTGCAACCGGAGTAGGTGCAGGCTCAACAACTGGTAGTTGGACATTAGATCCTGGCGCCAATACCAGGAGTATTACAGTTCCTACGAACGGTACTTACTCAATATGGGTTAGAGGAACCATTCCAAATGGTATTGTTGCATATACTGCTACAGTAGTTGTGACTAATGACAATGTGCCGGTACTAGGTACTAGTTATGGTTGGTATTATGCGGACGGTAATGCGCTAGTGCTTACTGCAATACCCCGTCAGATTGTTGGAACTGTGAACAATATTAGTACTGCAACGGTGGTCTACGATCCCGGCGAAACTGCCAATGTATTTAAGTTTGGTATCACCAACAACAGCAGCCCACCAACCCAAGTAGTAGTTAATTGGGGTTACATTACTCTTTAAAACAAATATAAAAACAGGATTAGATATGACCGATAAAAAAATTTACTCTGGTGATGCAGCAGCACCTATTATAAACACAGCACCAAAAACAGTATATGGCCCAGCGGCTATAATCACTGCACCAGAATCCCTAGACACAACAGCGTATGTGGTTAAAGATTCTGCCCCTGTAGCGCCAATTGTAATGGCAGACATTGTGGGAGCAACTGGAGCGACAGGCCCTAAAGGTGCCACAGGCGCTACCGGTCCAGCCGGTCCTAGTGGTGCTGCTGGAGCATCCGGGAAAGCAGGTGCTACTGGTCCTAAAGGTGCTACTGGATCAACTGGTGTACCAGGCGCACAGGGATTACAAGGACTAGTAGGTAAACAAGGTCCCACTGGGGCATCGGGTCCTAGAGGATTACAAGGCGATGGTGGTCCAACTGGACCAACTGGAAAAACAGGCCCAACTGGGCCCACTGGTGCAACCGGCATAGGTGCCACTGGCGCAACTGGTGCCACAGGTGTAACAGGAGCAACAGGCCCAACTGGTGTAACTGGCCCAACTGGACTAGGCGCTACTGGTGTAACAGGTCCTACTGGTGTAACAGGCGCTACTGGACCCACTGGTGTTACTGGACCCACTGGTGTGGGGGCCACAGGCGCTACTGGTGCTACGGGTGCTACAGGTGCTACAGGAGATACAGGTCCCACTGGACCAACTGGATTAGGTGCGACGGGTGCGACAGGTCCAAGTGGCGTAACAGGTCCCAGCGGTCCAGCCGGCGGTCCAACAGGCCCAAGTGGCGCAACAGGTCCAACAGGCCCAAGTGGCGCGACAGGTCCAACAGGTCCTACAGGTGTAGGCACACCGGGCGCAACTGGTGCCACAGGTGCAACTGGTGCTACGGGTACTACAGGCCCTACAGGTGTAGGCACACCGGGTGCGACTGGTGCTACAGGTGCTACAGGTGTAACTGGACCTACTGGACCAACTGGCGTGGGTGCTACTGGTCCAACAGGTGCAACAGGTGCAAGTGGTGCCCCGGGGGCGGTAACACAAATCATTGCTGGAACAAACATAACTATTACTCCAACAAATGGCATTGGTGCAGTTACTATCAACAGCACCGGCGGTGGGGGTGGTGGCTCGGGTGGCAACATCAATCTAGATAATCTTGTTGCTGGTAACATCACTGCCAACACCATAACTACCACTAGCGCAAGCGGTGTTCCATCAGGTAATATCTCAGGCGCCAATTACATATTGGCCAATACTGTCATTGCCATACAAGGAGTAACTACATTTGGTAACATAATTGGTAATGCTTATACTGGCGCCACTGCTTATTTTTCCAGTAACGTAGTAATTGACGGAATCTCCAGTAACCTGGTTCGCAAGAAAGCAACGCCTTTTGGTTCGGCTAAAGGTACACTGGTTACGATGGACACCATTAGTGCTAAACTAAATGCTTCGGTATTACAAATAACCGCAGTAACTGGTAATACCGTGATTGCGTGGACCACAATAGAAAGTGGACCCAGTGTGGGAAATGTAGCCAATGTAACTAATGGTAACAACAGTGTAATTACCAATAGCGGCACAGGCAATGCCAATATTGGTGTATGGACTACTCTTACTACCAAGTCTGGATTATCGTATACAGGTGATATGGTAACTGCCGTAGTCCAAGATAGAACATTTCAACGTATATACCGAATCACCGCAATACAACCAACCAACACTACCGGCACAGTGGTAATTGAAAGCATCCTATGATCATAGAAGGTAACATTTCACTGGGACGCGGGGTTAAAGTAAACAGTTTGCCAATACCCTACGGTGAAGTGGTATTTACAGCGAATACCATTGGTGATTTTAATAACCCTCGAACAGGTACTGCTAATGCCATGTATAGGTGGACTGTGCCGGCTGGTGTGACCAGTATCAGTGTACTATGCATCGGTGGCGGCGGCGCTGGCGGTGGCGGTACTCTTTGGGCAGAAAGTGGTAACAGTCCCAATCAAACTTATCCAGCAAGTGCATCAAAAATGTACTCTGGTGGTGGTGGTGGCGGGGGTGGACTAGCATACTCAAACAATCTCACTGTGGTACCAGGTACTGAATATATTATACAGGTTGGTGGCGGCGGAGAGAGAAACGTAGTGAATTACGATTCCATGGATCCAGATTATGGTGATGCCAGCAACAGCTGGGGAGTACCTAGGGCCACAGACGGCGGCGCCAGCTTTTTTACCACTAATGCTGCTATAGTCGCGCATCAGACCCCCTTGGTACAGGCCAATGGCGGCATTGCTGGGTTCACCAATACCATGCCTACATATGATAGTTTATCTAATACAAATCTCCTGACCACGTATTGGACATCACAAGGTGGTGGCGGAGGCGGGGCCGCCGGATATAAGGGTGCTGGCGGGGCTGGCGGGTCGGTGGGCCCTTTATCGGGAAGAATCTCAGGAGGCAATGGTGGTACTACCAGCGGCACTAAAAAATCTGCCGGATTCAGTGGTGGTGCTGGAGGTGCTGCTAGCTGGATAGATCAAGGTGGTGATGGCGATATTCCTGTAGGTGCTCCTGGCCGCGGCAGTAATCCTGCCATTGGTAGTGGTGGCGGCGGCGGTGGTAGTGCCGAATTCATATTGAGTCGCAAACAACAAAACTCCACCACTACCTGGAAAACTATTTCCACTGCAGAGTTTGGCCCAGGCGGCCGCACTGGCGCGTATGGCGGTGGCGGGGTTGGTATATATGGTGCAGGCGATGATGGTAAAACAGTTGAACCAGCATGGGATAACCAAAATTACGGTGGTCTGAGTACGGGACTATACGGAGAAGTGCAAGGACCACATCTTAACACCTATGTTAAATGTTCGGGATCGGGCGGCGCCGATGGCAGGTACGATCAGACTCTATTTGAATATTCATATCTTGTACCCAATAACATTCCTGGTCTGGGTGCAAGCAGCGCAGCCAACGGAAGTGGGGCTCCATCTATGTCACAGGGAGCTGCCTATGGCGGCGGAGGTGGTGCCGATTTTTATGGTGGGTTTATGCAGCAGGATGTCACAGGTAATTGGAATAATTATCACGGAAGATTTGTACCAATTCCCGGCATAGCAGTAGGTGGACCCGGAGCGGTTCGTATAGTGTGGCCTGGCACCACAAGACAGTTTCCCAGTACCCGTGTACAGCAGATAAATCCGAGATTATTGGGCATACCGGATATAGATCAAGACACCAGTTGCGAAATAGAAATCTTATGTGTTGCCGGCGGTGGTTGTGGTGGTGCAGGCAGCTATGCTTTTTATCTCAACGGCCAATATTATTATTCAGGTGGAGGTGGTGCCGGTGGTGGCGGAATGGCTCGCAAAACCGTACGAGTACGCAAAGGTAGTCGGCTGCTGTTCTACGTTGGTGCTGGTGGTGGCGCGCTCAGTGCCGGTAGCAGCACAGAAGTAGTTCAATCCTATGTACCCGATAATACTGGATCGGAATTGATACTACAGGCCCTTGGCGGCGGCCTAGGCGGCCTAGCCGGCCAGGCATGGGTTGGTACTACCTCTTGGGGCCACAATGGTGGTTCGGGTGGTGGTTCGGGCGGCTACTGTGGCACAACTTCGGGGGTTAATGGTGTAGGCGGCGGCCAAGGTAACCCTGGCCATGGCAGCAATGGTTATGGACAAATAGTTACAGCATACTCTGCCGCCGGATCGGGCGGCGGCTGCGGCATGCTGGGCGATCGCAAATGGATCTATGCAGTATCGGAAGGCAAATACAATAGCACTTATTTTGGCCGTGGTTATATCATGTTAGCCGGCGGCGGGGGTGGTGGTGGAAGTACTGGCAGTAGCTACGGCGGCGCCGGCGGCAACGGTGGAGGTGGTGGCGGGGCACTTACATATAACTACTATGGCGGTGGATATACTATCAGTGCCGAACCTGGCGGCCAAAATACTGGTGGAGGTGGTGGTGGAGGCGGCGGCGCCGCGTATAGCTACTATACCGACTACTATGGCACACGCTACGCCTACAGTAATAGCCTTGGCGCCCGCGGTGGCAGCGGCATAGTTATAATACACTTGCCCAGTGATTCCAATCTTAAATACACCATTGTTGGTTCTGCGTCGGTTAGTCCACAACCAGATGGATCGATAATGATATCGTTCTATGATAGTTCGACTATAACATTCGACTAACAGTATTGACTTAACTAGATAAATCCTGTATACTTGCTGGATGTATCCTGACTTACAATCGCAGATAGCTGATTACACACTGAGTCTGTGGCATAGCCACAGTCGTACCAGATCTGCACCTTCAAATTGGATTTCGGGTAATGCAGTCTGCTGCCACCATAATGGGGAAACAGCAGACACTAGAGGCCGCGGCGGCATGATTCGAAATGGGGATGATATAAACTATCACTGTTTCAATTGTGGATACAAAACCGGATACACAGTAGGTAGACCACTCAGCTACAAGTTTCGAAAACTACTATCATGGATGGGCGCCGGCGACAATGACATACGTCGCATGGTTATCGATGCCATCCGTGTCAAAGACCTAGTAGACCTAACACGTCCGGTAGCAGAGACACTGGTAGCTGAACCAGTAGTCTACACCCCCAGGCCCATGCCCCCGGAGGCACGCACATTTCAGGAGTGGATTGCCATGGGCTATGACTTGCCTGATGAGTTCACTGCGGCGCTGGAGTATGTGGCCAGCAGGCATGTGGACATTGATCGTTATGATTTTTTGTGGACTCCGCATCACGAACATAAATTAGCATACAGGGTGGTAATACCATTCCGCTGGCAAGGCGAAACCATTGGCTATACATCACGTGCAGTGGTTGATGGGATCAAGCCCAAGTTCTACACACAGCATGAACCCGACTATGTGTTTAATGTGGACCGACAACATCCAACAGCCAAGTTTGTCTTGGTCATGGAAGGTCCTTTTGATGCCATGAGTGTAGATGGTGTAGCAGTATGCGGCAGTCAATGCAGCGAACACCAAGCTGACATCATTGACAGCCTGGGTAGAGAAGTCATTGTGGTGCCAGATTTTGACCAACATGTTGACGATCGTGGTCGTACTAGATGGCCCGGCGCCAGCCTGATTGATCAAGCACTGGAATACGGATGGAGCGTGAGCTTTCCAGTTTGGGCAGAAACCTGCAAGGATGTCAACGAAGCTGTGGTACGCTATGGTAAATTGTTTGTGTTGAAGACCATCTTAGATGGTGTTGAGCGCAGTAGATTAAAAATTGAATTGAGAAAGAAGAAATATGGCTAAAGAATACAACACAGACGTCCAGCACTTGTTCTTGGAGATGTTGTTGCATGATGCACAGAGCTATGTGCGGGTGCAAAACATCTACAACCCCGATAACTTTGATCGCAATCTCAAGTCCGCGGCGGCATTTATCAAAGAGCACAGCACCAAGTACAATGCTATGCCTACGGCTGAACAGATACTGGCAGTAACTGGTTTGAATCTCAAGCCATTGCCAGAGCAAGCACAAGGGCACACTGATTGGTTCTTAGAAGAGTTTGAACAATTTACACGCAGGAAAGAACTTGAACGTGCTATCCTTAAAGCAGCAGACCTGTTAGAAGAAGGCGACTTTGATCCGGTAGAGAAACTGATAAAAGACGCGGTACAGATCTCGTTGACCAAAGACATGGGCACAGACTATTTTGCTGATCCCGCTACACGTATCAACAAATACTTTAACAGTGGCGGTCAAGTGAGCACAGGATGGCCACAACTGGACAGATTACTATATGGTGGATTCAGTCGTGGTGAATTGAACATCTTTGCCGGAGGATCTGGGTCAGGTAAGAGTTTGGTCATGATGAACATAGCACTTAGCTGGGTGCAAGCAGGCTTGAGTGGTGTATATATCACACTAGAACTTTCAGAAGAACTAACATCACTTAGAACTGATGCTATGTTGAGTAGCATGAGTACCAAAGACATTCGCAAGGACATCGATACCACAGCACTCAAAGTGAAAATGGTGGGCAAGAAGTCGGGTAACTATCAAGTCAAGGGTATGCCAGCACAGAGCAATATCAATGATATTCGTGCTTATTTGAAAGAATATCAGATACAAACAGGCAAGCGTGTGGACTTTGTCATGATCGACTACTTGGACTTGTTGATGCCAGTAAGCGCCAAAGTAAGCCCCAATGACTTGTTTGTCAAAGACAAGTATGTATCGGAAGAATTGCGTAATCTAGCCAAAGAATTGCAGATGCTGATGGTAACTGCAAGTCAGTTGAATCGATCAGCAGTGGAAGAAATCGAGTTTGATCATAGCCATATCTCGGGTGGTATCAGTAAAATTAACACAGCAGATAATGTGTTTGGTATCTTTACGTCTAGAGCCATGCGTGAGCGAGGACGTTATCAGATCCAGTGTATGAAATCGCGTTCGAGTACAGGTGTAGGGCAGAAAATCGATTTGGAATACAACATTGAAACCATGCGTATCACAGATCCCGGGCTGGATTCTGCAGATGCAGCACCAAGTCCAGCATCTAGTATCATGGATCAAATCAAAAGCAAGAGTTCTGTTGCAGAACCAGTCACTACGGCACCTAAAATCACAGCAGGGGTGGAAAACAACAAACTCAAACAGATGCTAGCAGGATTAAAAAGTACAGCCAAATGATTTTACAATATCAATAAATACTTTTAATCGGAGCATATCTTGCAAAAAAGAACACGTAGTATTCTTGATGAATTGGACAACCTGTCGGCACGCCGCGATAAAGCATTGGTAATTGAAAGCCGTGCCAGCCATGTCATACAGGGTGCCATCAACTTTATCAATTATCTCAAAGAAAACTATGATGTTGAGACCGCACAAGAACTTGAGCGTAGGCTACTCAGTAGTATAAAAAGCCAAGATGCCGCCAAATTTACTAGAGGTTTGAAGAAGCACAATGAAACAAAATGAAATCATACAAGAAGGCCCAGTAATATCGGGCATAATGAACAAGCTAAAAGGTGGTACTTATACAGCCGGCGCCGAGCGCGAAAGAGGCAATCAAGAAATTAACCGCCAATTAAAAATGGCTGAGCCAAATTGGCACAAATACCAAGCAGCATTAGTTGCGGGCGGAACTACAGATGCCGAAATGCCGGATCAAATCACCGATTGGGCACGTAGAAATTTCAGTCAAGATGGACAAACACCATTAACAACCATTCCAGATTATGCAAGTAAATTTCCCGGGCCATTGAATGATCAAAATGTGCGTGACTATTTAAAAATAGGCGCGGCCAAGTACCTGACTCGTGGCGGTCCAAGACCAGCTACCAGTCCTGCGCCTACCAGTCCTGCGCCTACCAGTCCTGCGCCTACCGGTAACACACCTGCTAGTACTGCACCTAGCAGTGTAAGATATGGTGGTAGCCTAGGTACACCGTCACTACCCCAAGCTACACCTGCACAGGGAGCATATAGCGTTAGAGGTCAGACGCAAGCAGCAACACCAGCTCAGGCTGCACCTGCCCCGGAGCCGGCAGAAGAACCCGCGCCAAGCGCAATGGGTAATATGTCAAATCAGCTGAGAGCCATGGCCCCGCCAGAAAGATCCAGCACAGGCGGTACCACACAACAAACCACAACTGGACTAAGGCATACAGCCAATGCTCCGCCTGCCGCAGCGCCTGCCGCAGCGCCTGCCGCAGAGCCACAAGGACAAGCATTGGACCTAGACCAATACCGGCGTGATAAAGCTGCTAGAACAGCAGCAGCACAAGCAGATCAACAACAGGCACAACAACAAATGTCTGCTACTGCAAAAGCCAATGCTCAGTCTTCGGCCGCAGACAACCAACGAGTAGCCTCAGTTAAGGCCATCAAGGCCAAGCAGGCAGCAGGCCAACTGCTGTCAACTGCTGAAAAGAACACACTGAATTTAGCCGCCAAAGATGGTATTCACGAAACCGAATATAATTTGCTTAGAGGAAAACAAATAGTACAAGAAGCCAAAAAGTTACAGAAGAAATTAACAGCAATTAAGAAGAAGAAAAATGAAACTATTCGAAATAAAGAATAAGCCTGCTCCATGGTTGCTGGTTGAAAGCAAAGAAGGCAAGAATGTTCACCTCGAACATCTTGAAGATCAAATCTTCAATCTAGGCTATGCTGGTGCAGTACAGGCACTGGATTACTTGGACAATCTCAGGATCATGTTGAGTCCTGGTACTGGTTCTCCCACTGCCAAAGTTACCACCAAGTGGGATGGTGCTCCTGCTATCATCTGTGGCATTGATCCTGCTGATGGTAAATTCTTTATTGGCACTAAGAGCGTGTTTGCCCGTGATGCTAAACTGGTTAAGAGTGTAAAAGATGTTGACACCTTATACGGAGCACAACCTGGCCTGGCAGCTAAACTGCGCGTGGCCATACAATGCTTGCCCAAGTTAGGCATTGGCAATGTGCTACAAGGCGACATGATGTTCACTGCTGAGGACTTAGGACAAGATGAAGTTGGGGGCGAGCAATGCTATGTGTTTACACCTAACACCATCAGCTATGCCGTTCCGGTTGATACTCCGCTAGGTAAACAAATACGCCAGGCCAAAATGGGAATCATATTCCATACTGCATATGATGGTCCTAGCCTGCCAGAAATGAGTGCCAGCTTTGGTGCCACAGTTGGCGGCCTAAATAAGACCGCAGACGTCTGGTTTGATGATGCCACCTACAAAGATGTAACTGGCCGTGCCACACTGACCACACAAGAAAACACAGCCTTGCAGTCGGCCTTGCTAAAGGCTCGGGGCACACTGGAGAAAATTCCAGAACAGAACTTTAATGTGATCATACAAAACGCCGAATTCAGTGCGTATATCAAGCCCTTTATCAACAACAATATCCGAGCCGGTGAACAAGTGGGCAATACCACACAGTTCTTGAAACGTTTCTATGCCGAGTACGAGAAGAAACAAAATGCCGAAATCGCCAAGCTCAAGGGCGGTGCTGAAAGCAAAGCAGCGCAGGCACGCATAGAAAAAATCAAAGCACAAGAGCAGTTCATGGCCGATAACAGCAACACTCTATTGGGTATCATGGCCATGTACAAGAAGGTGATCGAATTAAAACTAGCTATATTGCGCAAACTAGAAACTGTAGAAAGCCTAGTGGGCACATTTATCAAGACTGACACTGGCTACCAAGTCATGAATCCCGAGGGATTTGTAGCAGTAGGGCACGATGGTGGCGCCATTAAATTGATTGATAGACTAGAGTTTAGCCGTAAAAACTTCCAGGGCAAACAGGACTGGAAACGGACGCAAATCTCTGATCAGGCATAAATATTTACATGAGGCAAGAGCCCATATAATTTAGGAGAAATAAAATGGCAGTTTTTACAAGAGTAAATGGTACATCACAAGCGGTTGTACACGTGGACATCGCAGATCGTCCCACACAAGATAGCACTGGTATCATCATCAGTACTGGTATTGGTAAGCACCCAACCATGTACAAGATTGAAGCTAATTCTGATATTCTTAGCGATCAACTAGGCACCGGCGGTGCAGTTGAAACAATCTTGCGTGTTATTGCTACCAACGCAGTAGTTATCGCATACCAAGTTGAAGGCGGCGAGTCTGATGAACTACGTGTTCTATGCGAAGCTACTTCATGGAATGATGGCAGCGGCGACTATGATCTACAAGCAGCTATCCGCGCAATCGGTACAGCTGGTGTTGAACCAGTAATCAGCTTGGCACATGCTAACGTATACGAAGTTGGTTTCAAGTCGTAATCGGTAGACTACAACTACAAAAAGGCAGTTTCATACTGCCTTTTTTCATGGCCGCTAAATATTACATGCATGATAGATTTCAAGGATTCACTCTAGTCGACATCACTCCCACAGGAGTACTGCACAATCGCGCCGGCAACGAGCATGCCAGGAATCAGCAGCGCAATTGGGAAACAATAATACAGTTAATGGGGCTGAGAGCTCAACCACATATTATTAAACCACCCACATCAAAGCTATACGATCTCAGCGACGGCCCATTTGGTGAAATGTATCGCGGACAACACCGCGTGTGGACTTGGACATTTAGATCCGAGCACCCGGGCGCTTATGTCATAGGGGACGATCCCTTAGCCGGGATCTATCAAGACTTCGAAAACATACCCGTTATAACCATATTAGACGAAACTGCTAGATTCATGCTGCCCATACTGCATCCATATGGCGCGATCAAGAACATACATTTTAGACGAGTTTAAGCAGATAGAATAAATAACTAATAACTGATGCAGTTATAATACAAAATTTAATGCTCATATCATGGCTCAACTCTGGCTCACTAAATCACAGCATCAACCTAAATTAAAGGAACAAAATGTCTACGGATATAGAAAAACAGAGTTTGGAGGCACACGTGGAGTTATGCGCAGAACGGTACAATAACTTGGACCGCAGACTAAACAGCCTAGACGATCGCATGGGGCGCATGGAAAACTTGATCCTTGAGGTCAAGCAGGCCATAGCCGAGACCCCAGGTAAGGCCAGCAATCTCATGCTGGGCATTGGAACCACTGTGGCTGGCGCATTGATTGGTGGCCTGATTACTGCGCTGGTACACACCGCACGTTAGTATGAAGATAGTTGAACTATTAAACAATGTGGTCCTGCCCATTACAAATGAGGAGGCCGATCTATTACACAAGTTCGACCATGACACAGTTATTCAACGAGAAGAATTAGATCCTCGCCAGCAACAAGTAGCTAATCAAATGGTAAACAAGGACGTTTTACTGAGGAAGAATCAAGATGGCCAAATCAGCTACAGCAAAAAAATCAAAAATTAAGTATCGCGCCAGCCAGCAGG